AACTGACACCCAATAAGAAAAAGTATTATTGGTTGATTGACAATCGTAAACGTATTGAAAAGAGCGGTCTCAATATTAACATTGACCGACTATTAGGTGAATGGGAGTTCGCCACATGATTATTGTAGATTATAGTGGACTAGCGATCGCGACTATCGTAGTCAATAAAGTAGATGATGAAAACTTACTCAGGCATATGATCCTGAATAGTTTACGTCAATATCGTGTAAAATATAAAAAGGACTTAGGTGAACTTGTACTTGCTATTGATGGTAAGAACAACTGGCGTCGTGGTTACTATCCCCAGTATAAGGCGAATCGTAAAAAGAAACGCGAAGAAGATACTTTCGACTGGGCAAAAGCATTCTCTATTATGCACGATATAAAAGAAGAGATCTTAGCAAACTTCCCATACAAAGTCATTGAAGTTGACGAGTGTGAAGCAGATGACATCATCGGTGAACTATGTGCCAACACTCAAGAGTTTGGTCAATATGAAGATGTAATGATTATCTCTGCTGATAAGGATTTCTTACAACTACAACGTTATCCTAATGTGCGTCAATATTCACCTTTACTCAAGAAAGAGTATAAAGAAGATGCGCCTATGGTTGGTCTAATGGAAAAGATTATGACTGGCGATGCTGGTGACGGTGTTCCTAATGTATTGTCAGATGATGATGTATTCGTTGAAGGTCGTAGGCAAACACCCCTTTCTAAGAAAAAGAAAGAAGCAATCAAAGAAGATCTAGCAGAAGGTGAATTACTTTATGCTGCTTCTTGGTATCGTAATTATCAGAGAAACGAAACATTGATCGACTTGACCAAAACTCCTGATCGTTTGAAAAAACAAATTATCGAAAAATATAATTCTCAGGATCAGTGGCATAACAAAGGTCTAGTATTTCCCTATCTTATAAATAAAAATATGAAAATGTTGATCGAATCAGTAGAGGAATTTATAAACTGATGAAAAAGTATGTATTTGAGGTGCTAGAAGAAGTAGCATCAAAAAAGAAGAAAGACGAAAAGATACAAGTCCTTAAACAAAATGCCTCTTGGGCACTCAAAGATATTATTAGAGGATCTTTTGATTCTAAGGTATCTTGGAACCTGCCCGAAGGTGCTCCACCCTATACTGCCGCAGAAGAGCATAACCATGCAACAGATTTGCATAGGGATTATAAGCAATTCGCTTGGTTTGTTAAAGGTGGTAAAGGTGAAAGTTTGCCTGCATTTAAACGTGAAAGGATTTTTATCGGTATCCTAGAAAGTGTACACCCAGAAGATGCAAAGTTGGTTATCGGTATGATCAACAAAGAAGCACCCAAAGGTGTTACAAGAAAACTCGTAGAGGAGGCATTTCCTGGTCTGCTTAAAGACTAAGATTGTTTCAAATATTAACTTCAACACACTAGCAGTGTGCACGTTTCGTGTACGCTGTTTTTTAATAGGAAAAAATCATCAATGGTATATTCTCAAATCGAACGTCTTAAAAAAGATTCAAACGATCTCGACATCTATGCTAAGAAACTACAAAAGCGTGGTCACTTTGATAGAGCAAAGAAAATACTCCAGAAACGAGATTTCGTGAATAAGATGCTAGAGAAACGAATGCCAATCACCGCATAAATTTAATTAATATAAAAATTTAGTGGCTTTACTAAACTCTGTTTTTATGATATAATAAGTAATACGTTAAGGCAGAGTGGAGTATCCAAATTATGAATATATTTGTATTAGACAGTGACCCAGTGGTTTCTGCACAAATGATGTGTGACAAACATATACCAAAGATGATTGTTGAGAGCGGTCAAATGCTTTCTACTACTCATCGCATGCTTGATGGTAAACTTACTAGGAAACGATCAAAGTCTGGTAAGACCATGGTCAAATACTGGGATCTATATGAAGGTTCCGATGACTTGGAAGCAGAGTTACTATACTATAAAGCAGTACACACTGCACACCCTTGTACCGTTTGGTCTATGCAGTCAAGCGACAATTATCGTTGGCACTGGGAGCATATGCGTGCATTGTGTGATGAATATACATATAGATATAGTAAGACGCATAAAACGCATCGAGAATTATTATATGCTATCGAAGCATTACCAAGAAATATACCAAAGGGTGGATTGACTCCTTTCGCTCAGGCAATGAAACAATATCCTGAATGTATAGTTCCTGGTAATGCAGTTCAAGCATACCAAAATTATTATCACGCAGCGAAACCTTTTGCTAAATGGGAAAGGGGTCGTTCTGCTCCAACTTGGTGGAAAGGATATCAAGGTGCCAAAATACACGCTTAAACGCATTTCTACAGAAGAAGAATGGGACGTAGTATGCCCATTTGATGATCTTGCTAGAACGTTAGAAGATGACGACATTACAAAAGTTTTATCTACACCATCTTTTGCAGGGAATACTGTTTCAAATCTAAGACGTGCTGGCGGTGAATGGCAAGACCTATTAGGTGGAATTAAAAAGGCATCTGGGAAAGATAACACTATAAAGACATGAGACGTAATAAGAAAAGACATTATAAAGATTATATCACTGCTCGTATCGCTCAACTCAGAGATGATGCATTGAGAGCATCAGATCCACACGATCGTACATGGTATTATAGGTTGATAATGGAACTTAAATGGGTACACGACTATCATGAGTAAAGCGACAGTAAAATATGAAGATCTTTTCGACTGCAGTCCAGAAACGGATAACCAACAAAAAGCATTTAACGCATGGGATGATGGAGAAAATCTCGTCCTTGCTGGTTCTGCTGGTACTGGTAAAACTTTTGTTGCGTTATACTTGGCATTGGAAACGGTTCTCGAGCGAGAGACGCCTTATGATAAGTGTATTATTGTCAGGTCGGTAGTTCCTACTCGAGATATGGGATATTTGCCAGGAACGGTTGAAGAAAAGAAAGAAGTATTTGAAACACCTTATAAAGCAATATGCAATGAGTTGTTTAGCGATAATGCTTCATATAATAAGTTAATAAATAGTCATCAGTTGGAGTTTACAACAACGTCATTCATTCGGGGACTGACGATTGATAACTCTATCATTGTCGTGGATGAGATGCAAAATTTAAACTTCCACGAACTCGATTCTGTTATCACACGTGTGGGTAACAATTGCAGAATCATATTTAGTGGGGACTATCACCAGTCTGACTTCAAAGATGAATCAGAACGTGATGGGATCCAAAGATTTTTACGAATCATAGAACAACTGAAAAATTTTAGTGTGATAACATTTGGTTGGGAAGATATTGTAAGATCAGACTTTCTTCGAGATTATATTATGACGAAGGAAATACTAGGAATGAAATAATGTTCAATTTTAAAAATATTGCAGCAGGAATAATTATCGGAACGTTCGCTTTTTTTCTCACAGAAGCATTCGCAAATGAGACATGGGAAAAATCAATCATGATTTGTGATTCAAACATGGATGATATGGTTGAGTTTTATATTGAAGAAGAACTTGTACCAATTATGGCAGGTACGGGAAAAGCACTTTATGAAGGTGGTGAAACTGGCGAAGATATCGTTACCTTTGTCATGCAAGATCCAGACGGTAAGTTTGCAATGATACGTTATTATCGTAATCCGAAACGTGCTTGTTTGCTAGGTGTAGGGTCACGAACTATTTATGATGCGGAAGCAATGAGTAAAATGTTAGGATTGTATACAGAATGAAATGGTTTGTTGTTGCATTAATGTTTAACATTGAACCGAACCAAGAGGGAACGGATATTTACGCATTTACTAAATATCCATTTCCAGATGAAGTAATGTGCAGGGGGTTTCTATCTAAAAATAGAACTCTTGCATCAAACATTGCATCAGATCAATATGATGGCAGACACGTAAAACACGTGGTCTGTGTGAATGAAATTAAGTTAATGAGTTGGATTAATGGTGAACAGAGTATTTGAACATGAAGAAATTGATATCGGATATACAGATTTGGTTGCAGACACAGGGGAGACTGGTCGCGTATATACTGCTCCTGATGGTTCTAATTATCCTAGTGTAACAACAGTATTAAGTATCCTCAGTGAAGATTCTATACGAGCATGGCGAGCAAGAGTTGGGGAAGACGTTGCTAATCAGATCGGTCATAGAGCTAGCAATCGCGGTTCTGCTGTACATAGTATTATAGAAAGTTATTTGAAAAATGAAGATACAACAGACTATCTCCCACATGTTAGGCAGTCTTTACAAAATCTGCGGTCAATTCTTGATAAATCTATCGGGAAAATCTTTGGTCTCGAAACTGCTCTTTTTAGTCGCCATCTTGGTTTGGCTGGTCGTTGTGACTGTATAGCGGAGTTTGATGGTGTCCCGTCAATTATCGATTTCAAAACATCTAAGCGAATTAAGAAGAAGGAGAACATTTCCAGTTACTTCGCCCAGATGTCTGCGTATGCAATTATGTTTGAAGAACGTACTGGTATTCCTATTACGAACACGGTGATTGTAATGGACGTTGATAATGAACATCCCCTCCTATTTAAAGAACATAGAGATAATTATGTTCCCCTCCTCCTAGATACCAAAAAAGAATATGATAGAAGGAAACTTTTTTCATAAAAAAATGAAATAAAAGCAAAAAAAAGCTTTACTATTCCTCAAAAGTATAGTATAATATATGTATAGAGAGTTTAATTTTGAGGAGTATAAAATGTCTAAACCAGTTTCACCATCCGTGTTAAAGCGTAATATCAAAGCACTTCCACGTGAAAAGCAACGCGAATCAATCGAGCGTGGTCTTCGCGTAATCCCACAAATGTTACTTGAAGAAACAGGTCGTACCGACGGTCATTACAGTCAAAAGGTTGTAAAGCACTTAGAAAAGGTTCTTAAAGTATATCAGGATTGTTGGACAGATTACTTAATTGCAAACCACGTGAACAAGGAGGCAGTATAATGTGGATGGAAAATACTTGTAAAGATCTAGAACCTTGGATTGATGCTTTGAACGAACGTGTTCCTATGCAAGGTAAATGTAAAGGTTTCAGTGGTAAAAACAAATCACTTGATCGTTTCCGTCGTGCACAAAATGTTGTTCATGATATTTTCAACAACGGTTTGATGAACCGATATCGTGAGATTAGTATCCTTAAAGTTCGTGCACGTGATTTACCTATTCATGCAAGTAACACAGATAAATGGGATATTGTTGAAAGACGTGTAGCACCTGCGTTTCGTATTATCGTAGAGAATGCAGTATTTGAACAGTTTGGTCGTGACGAATATATGCGTATGATGCACAATAGATCAAGTCATATTATCAACAAAGCAATTGAAGAAGAAAGGATTTCTGCATGATTTATTTAGATATGGATGGAGTCATCGCTGATTTCTTTTCTGAAGTTGCTCATAGATTTGACGCAGAACATTGGAAAAGCATTCAAGAGAAAGAAGTTAAATTTGCTCAATTAGCAAATACTAATTTTTTCGATACTATCCCTTGTTTCTTTGATGATGAGGGTAACAATGTCTCTGCTCAAATCGTCGACCTAGTCAAACAAGTTGCATGGTCAGAAGAAATGAAGTGGGGTATTTGTTCTTCACCTATGCGTGGTGACGAGCATAACTCTGCTTGGCATAAAAGAAACTGGTTGATTCGTATGGGATTTATGCCAGAAGTTGAAGATTGTATATTTACATCGAACAAACATAAGTATGCATTTTCATTAATGGATGGTCTACCGAATATCCTTATTGATGATAAACCTGAAAACATTATGCGTTTCAGAAATGCTGGTGGTGTCGGTATTCGTTTTCAAACTGACGAAGACGATATCGAATATCTTGAATATCAATTATATGAAGCGATGAAAGAAAGAGTTGAATGGAAAGACTAAATCATATGGAAATAATGAATCTAAGGACTGAGTTCGAAGAACTGTCCTCAGGTTTTTCTAAATCTATCGGCAAGGGTTCTAGTATAAATACTTTAGAATGGTTCGCAAAACATGGATTTAAATCCAATCGTATGCGCAATGGTTATGATCGTGCAATGGAAATTGCTAGTATAATTCTAAAGGAGAATGAATATGGCCGCGCAGAAGAAACTGGAAGCGGGATCACAATATGACCACTTTGATAAAGATGGCGATGGTATCGTCAGTGATGAGGAGTTCGCATTAGAACGTGAGATGATGAGAGCAGAAAACGAAGATAAAAAAGAAGATCAAATACGTCGTATGGCATGGTTTGCTTTATGGGGATTACTGGTGTATCCAGTTGGTATCGTAGTAACAGATATTCTACCTTTCAGTTTTGAAAGCACGAGTCAATTGCTAGCAGATATTGCACCTACTTACTTTGTTTCTGTATCAGCATTAGTCGGTGCATTCTTTGGCGCACAAGCATATCAAAAGGCAAAAACAAACCCTAAAAAGTAAATTATGAAAAATTTAATCTTTCAGTATTATATTCCATACGAAATGGGTGACAAAGATATAGGTGGTGTAGAAATGCCCGAATGGGCACATGCAGGTAAACGCTCCGCACAAGCATATGCTAAACTGTGCGGAGCGGATTACATTTTAGACCATGATCGATACTTTGAACATATTGACCCTAGACTAGATTCCACAAAATTAATATTTGATGAAAAGTGGGACGAGTATGATAATATCCTATCAATTGATTTA